CTGGGTTGGGTGTGCCTGGTGGTCGGCGTCGTGCTGCTGGCCGCCGCGATCGTGGCCGCCGTCTTCGTGGCGGTGCTGACGTTCTGAAATCCGATCCCCTTAAGGAGGAGGTGACCTCATGCCCACACCACGCATGTACCCCGGGGATTACATCATCGACGGCCTGCTCTACGGTTCGGACTCGGCACGGATGGTCGCCGACGAGATCGGTGCCGAAATACTAAGGGACGCACTGGATTTGACCCAGGAGTTCTCCTCGATCCAGCCGTGGCTGGTGATGTTGAACGCCTACTACCGGGGGCGGCCGACTCCGCCGCGCAACCCAGAGCGGATGAGCGTGCGCTACGCCGCGTTGGCCCAGATGTCGGTGTCCAACTGGTGCAGCCTGGTTGTGGACGTGGTCAACGAGAGACTGCGCGTGGACTCGATCCGCTCTGCCGAGAGCCCGATCCGCGACGAGATCGCCTGGGATTGGTGGCAGGCCAACAACATGGATCAAGTCAGCTCGATGGTCCATGTGGAGGCGCTCGTGTTCGGCTATGCCTACGTGTCGGTGTGGCCGGGCTGTGCGTCCTGTCCGGACCCGACCACGCCAACCATCATGGGTGAGTCGCCGCTGAGTACATACGCCGCCTTCGACATGGCCTCAGGTGAATGCCTGCACGCGATCCGGATGTGGTTCGATCGGCCCACCGGGCGCATCTTCGCCGACTACACCACGCCGGAGTTCCAATTTGGACTGATGAGCACCGGCGAGATCGAGCGCCGGCCTTACACATGGGGCTGGCACCACGATTCGTCAATGTGGTCCTACGATTTCGCCAACGCCTCCTGGACCTGGCGCACGGTCGACGGAACCCCGATGGTGCAAGCCAATCCGATGGGTGTCGTGCCCTACGTGCGGATGCGCACCAAGCCGGACCTGCTGGGCGGCTATACCTCCGAGATTGAGTCGCTTCTGCCCGTCCAAGACAGGATCAACCAGACCACCTTCGACAGGCTGTTAGCGCAGGAGTTTGCCGCATTTCCGCAGAGGTGGGTGACCGGTATCGATATCCCGGTGGACCCGGTAACCGGTAAACCGCGAGAGCCGTGGGATGCGGCCGTGGACAGGGTGTGGACGATGGACAACCCCGATGGCAAGTTCGGCCAGTTCGACGCCGCGAACATCGAGGGCTATCTAAATGCGAACACAGCCGACATCCAGGCGCTGGCAACGCAATCGCGCACCCCACCGCACTACCTGGTGGCCGGACAAGCCGTCTTTCCCAGCGGGGAATCGGTGCGCGCCACTGAGTACGGCCTGAGCCGTAAGGTGTCCAGCCGACAACAGTCCTACGGCGACAGTTGGGGCGATGTACTACGGCTGTGCGGCCGAGCCGCAGGCGATGCCCGGCTGGCCGAAGACCACCGGCTGACGGTGGGATGGGCCGACGTGGAGGCCCACTCCGAGGCTGAGTCGGCCGACGCGCTGCTCAAGCTGAGCCAGGTGCCTGGGGTCCCGACTGCCGCCGTGGCGGTCGAGGCCGGCCAGCTGGTCGCTCCCGAGCTGCCCATCGTGGCCGAGGCGGTGCAGCAACTGCAAACCGACAAAAGCCTGGTTTCCAAGACACTCAACCAGCCGACAAAAATCCCGGTGCCCGCCGTGGCGCCGCAAAAGCCACCGGCCTAACCCGCCGTGTGTAACACCGTCCTTTGTGGACGAGGTTTCTGTCCGACCCAACACTCTCGTTGGAGGTTCTGGTGACCGCGCCAGACAAGCCCGTTACCGGTCCCGTCGTCCCGGCGGCGCAGTTCCAAGCGCCAGCCCCGGCTCCGGCGCCCGAGGCAACACCCGAGGCACCACAGCAATACCCCCAGACAAACGTGGAGAGCGTCGAGTTGAGGAAAGCTCGCGCGGCGCTGAAGAAATTGCAAGGCGAGTACGACACGCTCAAGCAGCAAGGCATGACCGAAGCCGAGCAGGCGATCGCCAAGGCTCGCGCCGAGGGAGCCGCGGAGTACCAGAACCGTTGGCGCAGTTCAGTGTTGGCCAACGAGGTACTCAAGCTTCTGTCTGCCAAGGGCGTGCAGGGGGCCGAGCTTGTGCTCGGTGCGCTGGATCTGTCCGATGTGGACGTGGATGCCAACGGACGGGTCGACGCCGCCATCCTGGGTCAGCGCATCGACGACGTCCTGGCCCGCTATCCGATGCTCGCCGCCGCCGGTACCACACCCACGTTGCCTACCGTCCAGGGCGCCAGCCAGACCCGGGTCACCGGGCAACAGCTCGTGGGCATAGGCGACGACAAGGCCAGGCGCAACGAAATTCTGCGCTGGTCGCTGTCGCCCGAAGGCCACTAAGACCCCACCGTTCTGGCGTGCGCCCCACAGTTCTCACGTGAGGCGACGCAACAATGACTCAACCTGCTTACGTGAGCCGGGCTGATGCTGCGGCCACGATAATCACGCAATATTCCAAGGAAATCATCGCAGTAGCGGCTCAGCAGTCCGTGGCGATGCAGACCTTCCGCAAGATGCCGATGGGGTCCAAGACACTCCAGATGGCGTTGCTGGACACCTTCCCTAGCGCGCAATGGCTCATGCCGGCCATGGCTGCTCCGGTCAGCCCGACCGACGTGGACGTGGCGCTCAAGCCGCTCTACGACATGTCGTGGGTGTCACAGAGCATCACCGCCGAGGAAGCGGCCTGCATCGTGGCCATTCCGGAGAACGTGATCGACGACTCTGAAATCGACCTGTGGGCCGAGATCGAGGCACGCACCGCCGAGGCGATCGCTCGCCTTATTGACAAAACCGTGTTTTTTGGTGAGGACACGATTGGGGGCTCGGCGATTCCGGCGTCGTTCCCAGTCGGCGGACTGCATGGGCGGGCGGTCGCGGCGGGCAACGAGTACACCTCCGCTGCCAGCCCGAACAACGTGGACGCGGTCGAGGGCTGGAACCAGACCATGGCTCTGGTCGAAGCCGATGGTTATACCGTGAAAAACTCCTATGCGGCAACCAGTCTCAAGCCGAAGCTGCGCGGCATGCGCGACACCACCGGCGCTCCGGTGTACGCGACCAGTTTCGTCGGTGGGGTGCCGGCCGACTCGGTGTACGGCGTGCCGATCGGCTTCATGCTGCCTGGCGTCTGGAACGCCACGAAATCGGTTGCCATCATGGGCGATCCGTCCATGGCGGTACTGGGCATCCGACAGCAGTTGACCGCCAAGCGCCTGACCGAGGCGACGGTGGGCACCGGCACGGCGGCTCCGCTGAACCTTGCGGAGCGGGACATGGTGGCGCTGCGCGTCAAGATCCGGATGGCGTTCGGCATCCTCGCGCCCAAGCAGCCGGGAATTGCGGGCACTCCGTTCCCCTTCGCCACCCTCAACCCGAGCAACTTGAAGTAAGGGGGCCAACCTCATGAGCACACCAGAGGAGCCGACACTGTTCGAAACGCAGTTCGACCTCTTGGTCCCACGCGTGGTCGTCGACAACGCGACCGGAGAGCGGATGACGCTGACGGTTACCGCCACACCGGTACCTCCGCCGGTGGTGAGTTCGCTCAACCCGGCCACGACAGTCTCGGGCGGCGCCGACTTCACGCTGCACGTGCTGGGCTCCAACCTGATGCAGGGCTGCGTGATCATTTTCGCCGGCCAGGACGAGCCGACCACCTGGGTCAGCGACGGCGATGTCTCCACGATCGTCAAGCCCTCGCTGTTCGCGGTGGGGACTCAGCCGGTCTCGGTGCGCAACCCGGACGGGCAGACCGCCGACGAGGTGACGTTCGCCTTCACCGCTACGTAAACCGTCCATCACCGCGGATTCCATATTGGAGGGAGGAGCACCATGACCCAGCCGTGCTTTTCCGTCACCGTGGCCGACTACGAGTTACGTACCGGCATCGACGTCCCAGAGTCGATGGAACCCACCGTGCAGATCTGGCTTGACGACACGGCTAGCCTGATCTGCCTGTACCTGGGCGATTGCGCGGACGAGGTGGCCGCCGCGTACCCGGATGTGTTGGCCGCGTTGACCTGTTCGCATGTACGCGCGCAGTCTTCGCGGCCGGCGCCGGGGGTGCGTAGCGAGTCGGTCGGCTCCACCAGCATCAGCTACGACACTGACCGGCTCGCCGAGACGGTTGGTTTCGGGCTGACTGCCGATGAGCAGAACGTGCTCAATCAGCTGCTGGCCGTGGTCTGTCCGGATCAGGCCGTGGACAGCGGCGGGGGCGTTAGCCAGATCGGTGTCACCTGGGGCGGGCAACCCGATCCCAGCTGGGCCTCCGGGATTGACGTGTGGGTGGTCAGCCGATGACTCCCACGTGGCTTGCGCTCAACCTGAATCGGCCTTGCGTGGTGCGCAACAGGATCGTGTCCGGAACCGACGAATACGGCAACGAGACCTACACCACCACGGATATCGACACGAGGTGTTTCTTGCAGCCGGTTTCGGTCGCCGAGATCCAGGGCGGCCGGGCCGGCGTGGGCACGCACCTGCTTCACCTGCCCGCCGACATGGCCGGGCGCTGTGACGAGCACAGCCAGTATCTGGTCGACGGGATCTCGTATGAGGCCGACGGCCCACCGGAGGCGCCGCGAGCGTTGCACTCCACGGCAGTGCATCACGTGGAGGTCAGTCTGATGCGGAGCCAGGCATGAGAAACGACATCGATGAAAAGGCGTGCTTGGCCCTGGACCGGGAGCCGGACGTGCATACCTACGTCTATCGGGTAGCCAAGCTGGCGGCGAGGGAGGCCACTAAATTTTCCTCTGATCGCACCGGCCACTACGACTTGGCGATGTATGCCGACCGGGACCAGGGCGCTAAAGCCATGTCCACCTTCGGTTCTACCGATTTCAAGGCGTGGTGGATGGAGTTCGGCGCGCATAGGGCCGGTTCCTACTTCGCGCCGAGGGCGCCGCTGCGCAGGGCGGTGCGCTCACTTGGGTTGCGCTTCGAGGGACGCCGCAAGTAGAAGGGAGGCAACGCATGCAGCCCACGCCCGTGGACCTGGAAGCGATCGTCTCCCAGTTCCTTCGTGTCCAACTTGAGATCACTACGATCGTGGCCCAGCGCGTCTACACCGACCTGCCCAACGCTCCCACTCGCGTCTACCCGCTGGTGTTGGTGACCCGCGCCGGTTCGGCTTTTCGCGACCGTGGCTGGGTCGAAAACGTCACCCTGCGGTTGGACTGCTACGGCGATACCCACGGCCAGGCGCGCAACCTGGCGTCCACCGCATTGAGCGTTCTGTGTGCCCGGTTGGTCGGGCGTTATCCCGCCGGGGCTGTTACTGCCACCGGTGCGGTTACCGGGGTCGATCTCGGCTCACTGTCCTATGAGCCCGATCCGGACACCGCCGATGAGGCGGGCCACGACAGGCCCCGCTACGTCGCCGTGACCAACGTCTACACCCATCCATAGGGAATCCCCCCAAAAACCAGCCAGCGTGGCGCTCAGGGTCGTCCCCGGGGCGCTGCACGCCCATGCCTGAACACGAGGTGACCCCGTGACCCAGCCCATCACCACAGATGGCCGCGTGTTGGTCGGCGCCAACGGAGATGCGTACACCGCCCCGGCGCTGACCCCACCCCCGACCAATATCGACGCCCCCGGCGCCCCATGGACCAAGCTGGGGCTCATCTCCGACGACGGCGCCACCTGGACCCCGCCTGAGGTGGAGACCGAAGAAATCTATTCGTGGCAACATCTTTACCCGGAGCGGATCGTGGACACGTCCATGACCACATCGGTGAGTTTTGGCTTGATGGAATGGGACCGCGATTCGCTTCCCTTCGCGTTGGGTGGTGGCACGTTTGAGGACGACGCCGTCAACGATCTGGTGATCTACCATCCGCCGGCTCCCGGCGAGGCTGACCGCCGAGCGCTGTTCCTGAAGGTTCTCGACGACCCAATCAAAATGGCCGTGTACTACCCACAGGGGCGGGTTATCGAGCGCGAAGAGACCACCTTCAAGAAGGATGAGGCTGCGCTATTGG